ACGGATCATCCGTCTCGATGTAGATGTCTCCTTCCTTCTGCCAGCCGCCGGGGCCAGGCAGGTAACAGTCCTTGGTCGTCACTTCCACGTCGGCGCCCACGGCATCGCCTCGTTCCGCGTAGATGATCGGCTGGGCATCGTCCTCGCTCGTTCCATATCGCCCGCCGGCGCTCTGGTAGAGGCGAATGCCGCAGGAGACGATCTTCTTGAACTTCGCTTGGACAGACCCATCCGGTGTGTTCACCTGAGGGCGCATCGGCGAGAGCTTGGCGGTGTAGGCCCGGCCGACCTGGATCGTGTTGTGGTAGTGGCGGTCCTTCGTTCCCACCGTGTAGACCCCGGACGAATTGACGTTCCCAGTGGCCGGCTGGCCGTCGAGGAGGATCGCAACGGCTTCGCCGGCCAACTGGGTCAATCCGGTGACGGAGTTCGTTACCCGCTCCACCTGGGCGCCGCTCGCGTAGGTGGTGAAACCCGAGCCGTCAATGTAGGCGGAGCCGTCAATGGTCTTGAGAATGAACGTATCGTCGGTCTTGTCCGAGACGGTGTAGACGTGGTCGTTCAGGTCGGTCATACCGACGGCGCCCGTGATCTTCACCTTGTAGCCGTTCGAGAAGCCGTGCCCGGCGGCTGTGACGGTCACCTTGCCGGTCCCGGCTTCCACATAGACCCCCGTAATAGTGATCGCCGCGCCGCCGTCCCAAGTCGTCCCCGCGTCGACAAAGAAGCAGTCTCGCTGACTTGTGCCCCAGTCAAAGGGCTTCATGCGTTCGATGGAGCGGACGGTAGAGCCGCCCACCGTGCGGGCGACGGAGATCCACAGTTCGTCGTAGTCGTCGTTGGGAATGACGGCGGCGCTTTCGACGATGCCATCTGTAGTGTGCCGATGCCATGCCAGGACCGGGTCGTGCTCCCCGTCTTCGTGGCAGCGGGTCAGGCCCCTTAGTTCGCCATCCTTGGTCCAGGCCCACAGAATCGGGATCGGCCGCTGCTGGAAGCACCATCCGGCGATGCCGGAGCCGCAGATGTGGTCGCGATAGCGCGTAAGGTCCAGGGGCGAATACACCTTCTTGTCGTCGCTGTAGGACATCTCGTAGACGCTCTTGGCGTCGCGGCCGGCGTAGACGAGGCGGCCGGAGATGCGAACCGGCTGAATCGCTGCCGACCCCATTCCGGACTGCGTCAGGAAGTTCGTGTTCGCGGGAGTCATGGGAGAATCGGGGCTGGCGCCGATCCCTTTAATCACGGAAGCGTCCGCGCCGATCAGTAAAGGCCACATCGACGCCAGCCACATGATCGCGTTGCAATCCTCCAGACTGATTTCCCGCCAGAAGGCGTCGTCGTATTCGACGGTCGAGCCACCGTAGAACAAGCGGTAGTCTCCTTGCCGCAGGAACGGGCGGGCGCACCAGATGGTCTTGGGGTTCAGGTCCGTGTTCGCGGCCATGATCCGCTGTTCGTGGATGGTCCCGCACTTCGGGTAGCCGTTCTTCGGACTCCAGGCCCCCTCCCGCCATTGATGAGTGGCCTGAGTCGATCCGAAGTCATTCAGGATGTCGATGACGGCGATCTTGGCCGTAGTGATATCCGTGATCCTCGCTATGCCGCTCTGCGAGATGTTCTTGGCCTTGATGGTGCAGAGGCAGTTTGGCGGATTGAAATGCCAGTACCACTTGATGAGCAGGTTGCCATCGTACAGGACGTCGGGGTCCCCGATGAATGCCCAGTCAATGTAGAAACGATACTGAACATCGTCGTCGTCTTCCTGGCCGGCTTCGATGATGGTCATGTCATTCGATGGGTCGATGGGCTTATCCCAGGTCTTGACCGTCTGCCAATTCACGCCATCCCAGCAACGCTGGAGCTTGAGCTTTCCCCATCCGTGCCAGACGACCTTGATGTCATAGCGTCCCTTGATCGTGACCTCGCTGCCGGTTTCGTTCTGCGTAAACGGGGGCTCAATCGTGTTGTCAAAAGATGTAACAAGACTGACTTCATCCAGATCGTGCGTCAGCTCGAACAGAGAACCGATGTGTCCTTCCTCGAAGTAGTCCTCATTGCAGGTGAGCGTCTTGCCGGCGCCGGATGTCGCGGACGGCGTCATGGTCAAACTCGTATCGGCATTGGCCTTCAGGAATGGCCCGTAGGGCGAAGCGAACGCGGTCAGCGTCCAATCCGTGTCGCCGTCACACGTCAGTTCGTACAGGTCGTGGTCGCCGTGGAAGATCGCCGTTCCACCTGGCGCGAAGACAAGCTCTGCTGCTTCGGCGGCCGTCCAGGGCGTCGTCAGAACATAGGGGGAAGCGCCGTCGAGCACGATATCGCCGTCCTTGAAGACCCGCATTTTGTACTGACTGAATTCCAGTATGTAGCGGTCGGTTTTGTTGACGAATCCGATGACCCGGCTCGCATAGCTGGCGCTGTAGGCGGCATAGATGTGCTCGAAACCTGGCCGTTTCGTCGCCCCGCCGGACGGCTCGGAGACGAAGTTCTCCAGGGTGCGGCAGGCCCGGTAGTATTCGGGAAGGTCGATTCGGCCGTCGACCTTTCGCGAAAGTTCCCCTGCATCGAAATTGTTGTGCAAAAGCTGCATCCTATGCGTGCTTTCCCACGACGATGTTTCGTTCCACGGTCCCTTGCAGGCTGACCATGTTCCGCTCAACAACCACGCCGCTGAGCATATTCTTCCCCGTCTTGGCGACGTTGTGAATCGTGTACTGTACTCCCCATTGGACGGCCGCCTCGCCCGGATCGGTATTCCGGGCCTCTTCGTCAAACGTGCCGGAGATCGAACTGCTCGGGCCAAAGACGGCGGTGTCGATGACCTCGGACGCTTCCGGGGCGTGGTACGTGCCGGAGATCGAACTGCTCGGGCCAAAGACGGCGGTGTCGATGACCTCGGACGCTTCCGGGGCGTGGTACGTGCCGGAGATCGAACTGCTCGGGCCAAAGACGGCGGTGTCGATGACCTCGGACGCTTCCGGGGCGTGGTACGTGCCGGAGATCGAACTGCTCGGGCCGAAGACGGCCGTATCGACCACCTCGGCGGCATCGGGCGCATGGTAGGTTCCCGCTGCGCCGTAGACGGTGTCGCTGTCGAGAACGCTGGTGACGGCCGGCAGGTCGATGTTGAACGTCAGATTGAAGGCCCCGGCGTTGGTGATCGTGTCACCGACCTGCGGAATGCTGGCCAGGGCCGTTTGTGCGCCACCGTCGTACCACGGACTGGCCGCGTTATCGCTCGGCGTCGCAAAGTTGCCTGCCTGCTGGACAGCCCATGTAGCCATGTCAGAAGACCCCCGTCACATTTTTGCTGCCGTGTTCCTCTTCGACGTAGCCCTCTTTGGCCCCGTGGGCCTGAGCGATCTGCTCGATGCGCGTGTGAAGCTTCTGGGTGAACAACAGAGCCGTCTTCGCATCGCCCGTAGCCGTCATGGCGACCATCTCCGCGAGCAACATGCTCTGCAACATGGCCATGCCGGCTACGTAGCGTTCCTCTCCGATCAGGAAGGTGTACTCGATCAGGGCGTCGGCCACGTTGGTATAGATCCATTCATCGTTGTAGACGGTCCCTTCTCTCGCCTCGTGTCCCTCGCCCCACTTGTACTCATTGCCGCTGGTGTCGATGATCTTGCGAATGATGACGCAGTCGGCCGGCCGGACGTACTTGTAGTTCCACCTGCCGCTCAGGAGCGGCGCATCGTCCGAGACCGTCAAGGCGATCACCTTGTTCGTGCGCGGCCATTCCATGTAGGCGAGCATCTGGCGTTTCGACTCGTTGTAGAAGTCCAGGATCGCGTGCTGCACGTTGCCCCGTGCGGAAGTCCGCGACATGCTCGTCATGCGCGAAACCTGCGTCAGTTCGCCCAGATGTCCGATGGCCATATTGCAGATTTCGAGAGCCCCCGTCAGGTGGCTGGTCAGATTTTCGTAGGTTGCCGAGACGTCCTGGCCGTAGATTCGGGCCGTCACGTCAACGTCACTGTCGCCAGCGTTGGGGCTGGTCAGGAGCACGGCGATCTCAGCGCCTTCCGGGGCCGTAAACTCCGCGCTTTGCCAGATCGTTTTCGTGGTGGAGGCCGCCAGCGCAACCGTGGCGGGATAGGGATAGATCACGACATCATCGACGGTAATGGAAATCGTGAAGTTGCCGCCCGTTCCATCGAGCGGCTTGTCGTCGTCTCCGATCTCCAGACAGACGCGGCAGAGAACCGGGTCTTCGCTGGCCTGGCTGTATTCCAGGACGGTCTGTTCGCTGGTCAGATCGAAAGCATCGGTTGCCGTCGCCAGTTGCGTCTGCATGGTGTACCTCACAAGCCCGGCCCGAGCCGAAGCCCGAGCCGGGCAAAACGAACAGATTAAGGAGCGGAAGCCGTGCCGATAGGAGCACCCGTAGCGGCGCTGCTCTCATCCTCGCTGATGTAGTTCTGGAACAGGTACATATTGGGTGCTACAATCGAGTCAGCGAAGGCAGCCAGATTGCAGACGACATAGTTGTCGGCGATGATTCCGCTGGTCGTCGCCACCATCTCGATAGCAGGCTCCGTGTTCATGCCGGCATTGCCGCCAATCGTGCCGTTGAAGAGGATGTTGCCGCGAATCAACGCATGGTTGCTCGCGGTCGTCTCATTCTCGATGCACGCCTGGCTGTAGTCCCCGACGATGATATTGTCGAGAATCTTGAAGTAGTCGGAGTCGAGCATGTGGATGGCGGTCTCTGCCGCCCCAGCGCCCATGTTGAACTCACAGCCGGCAATCGTGAGCCGGTCGCTGGCGGCGCCCTTACTGTCGATGCACGCCAGTTTGAACTCGTCCGTACCCTCGGCGTTGCACCAGAACAGGCAGCCGGCAATCGTCACGCCGGTCGAACCGGCCTCGATCTCGATGGCCTCGTTCACGTCCGTGACGTTGGCGCAGAATTGCAGGTTGACGATGGTCACGTCGTCGGCCCCGATAGCGAACGCCCCGGTCACGTCTCCGGTGTAATCGAACAGGGGCCGCAGCTTGTCGTTGCCACATCCAATGATCGTCACTCCGTCGCAATCGACATCGACTTCATCGGCGGCCGCTCCCATCGTCTCCGTGTGGCCCTGGGCGACGAAAATCATGTCGCCGTTGTCGGCCGTACACAGGGCGATGGCCTCGTTGAGCGTGCTCTTTGCCGTGGCCCATGAAGTCCCCGCCCCCTCGTCCTCGACGTTGGAATCGACGTAGAAGATGTTGCCGGTCCCGATCTGGCTGCCGACGACCATTCCCTCGACCCACTGCGCCCAGTTGTGCAGATCGCCGTGTCGGCGCAACAGATTCGTAGTGTTCCATCGGAAGTCCGACACCCGCGTCGTGTCCGCCAGCAGCGGCGCCGTCGCGAGCAGCAGGACTGCCACAATGAAGAATAGGCGTTTCATGTAAATCTCCTTTGCACTTTCAAATCGCTCAGGCAGCGGCGGGGTCGCCGACGGGGCGGGCCCCGCCACGTTCCTGAACGGCTGCCTTACTTGGTTAGGTCGGCATCACGATGTTCGACGCCGTCGGCCGGGCGACGGGGATCGGCGGGTTGGCGCCGATGTGCAGCCACGCGTCGATGGCGCCGGTCGATACGTCCCCGCTTCCAGACATGACGAGACCGCAATACTGGTCGCGGTCGGCCGCCTGAACGCTGGCCAGGCAGCTCATCAGCGGCACGCAGAACAGCCAGTGCCCCGGATCGAACGGATCGGCCGACAGATCGGCTCTCGCAATAGCCCTGCCGCTGAGCAGCAGGTCGCCGCTGGCGAGCGACGTGGTCGAGTGCTGGTAAAAGAGAATCTGGATCGACGTACCGTCACTCGGCACGGTGTTGCACGTTGCGACCAGCCACAGCGGGATCGGCGTGTTGATCCAGTCCTTCCACTTTGACGTTGTCCAGTCAATGTAGTTGGTGCACACCGCCGTGGTGTTGTTCGGCATCGCCTGGGCGTCACTGAAAACCCAATTGGCATCTTGAATCGGCATAGTGAACTCCTCGGACCTCAGTCCTCAAAGGTTGCGTTTGCTTTCCTCGCACGGAGCGATTAGCTCATCTTGCTATGGGTCAACAGGATGCGGTCGCACCGGCGCAACGGAATGTCCCCGAGATACGCCTGCGGCCGGGCGAACGGCTGATTCGGCGGATAGGTGACGTTGCCCTTCTCGTCCGCCGCGTTGCGAATCTGCGTCCTGATCCGCTTGTTCATGTAGGCGTAGATTTGACCTGCGGTGTCGAACGCCTCTTCCGCCTCGCGGAACTTGCGGATGTCGAAGGAGGTCGCATTGTCCGGGTCGCTGTGGATGTTGGTCAGTCTCTTGACGCGGCGCGTATCGCGCAGGCAGAATCCGCCCTTCCAGTCGAAGTCGACCATCGTGAACCACGCGACGGCGTTCTGCGAATCCGGGATGCTGCCCGAGTCCAGCGCGGTAATCAGCGGAGCGACGGGATGGGGCGTGCGGGAAATGCCGCCACGGCTGCCCTTCGGATAGATCAGGCAGCAATCCCGCAAATCCCACTGGATCAGCCAGATGTCCGTGAGGCTCGATGCTTCGGAACCGCCGTTGTCGATCACGCTGTCGGCGGCGATCGCGCTGAATCGGACGTCCAGGCCATCGAACTCCATCGGTTCGGTCGCGGTCGATCCGTAGATGAGCATCTCGACCAGAGATTGATTCATCCCTTCGAGGTACTTGATCTCTTCGCCTCGGAGGAAGCCGGCGGGGTCGGGCGTTTCGTTCAGGTCTTCCTGCGGGATACGCATCTGGTTGGTGAACCATGCCACAGATTCGGAAGCGTGCTGAACCTGGCCCTTTGTGGCCGTGCGGCCGGCGCCTCTCTGGTGCAGGTAGGGCTGAGGAAGGGACGTGGTGATATTGAACTCTTCGCCGTCGATCAGGTCCGATTCGCGGACCGGCGCGTCCTGGAGCAGATCATTCTGTTGCACGAGGACGTTGACCTCGTCCAGAATCTGCGTGCCCGCCTTGTTGTAGCGGGCCATGATCTCGCTGTAGGACCAGTTATTGAGGCTGTTGCCTGCCATAGGGCTACTCCTTCAAAACAGGATGTCACGTTGTTTCGTGGGGAGTCTGCCCTATGGCAGGCCCACTGCCTTGACGCCGGGTTGCGCTGCGGTCTTTCCGCAGGAAGCACTCAGGCCCCTAAGCAGGGGGAATCCGAGAATCGGTGATTCAAAGAGCTATGGTGCGACGGTTCGATAACCGCCGACGTAGGCGCCGTTTTCGTACTTGGCGCCACGGTTGATGAAGTAGAGCTTTTCCGGGTCGTCGTCGGGCTTGGCCTTGTAGAATTCCGGATTGTCGGGAAAGCCGGGAGTGACTTCCTCGATGTCCTTGCCGCCGTGTCGATCTCCGGTCGGCAGTTGAACGTCCTTCGTCAGATCGCCGATCTTGAGCAGGGTTTCCGCTACGACCGGATCGGCCGCCAGGATTTCCTTGAACTGGGCGTCGGTGATCTTCTCGAACTCCACGCCGGCAGCCTGGGCGATCCCGTCCTTGATCCATTGGGGACAGAACTGGCCCCGGAAGGCCCGCCGGCACAGTTCGACGTTGGTCTCCGCCGCCTTGTCCGTCCCGAGAATCTGCGCCGTCTTGGCCTTCGCGGAATCCAGTTGCTTCTGTCTGGCGTCCTTCGCGGTCGCCTCGGCGATCTCTTTCTGCTTGGCCGCTTCGCTCTCGGCGGCCTTCTTGTCCGCGTCGAGGACGTCCTGGAAGTGTTCGGTGAGGAACTTCTTCTTGGCCTCGGCGTCAGTCGGGAGCTTGACGCGGTTGTGGAATTCGCGTTGGGTGTCTGCGCCACGGCGAATCAGACCGACGATGTCTTTCGCCCCCTTCGCATAGTCTCGCAAGTCTTCGGGCAGGTTCTTCTCGAAGCCTTCGGTGAACGTGCCGTCTTCTTTGATCCAGTCCATTACTCGTCACCCCCCTTCTGTTCCTTCGCGGCGGCCTGGGCCTTCTTCTCTTCCATGAGCGCCTTGTAGCGGGCGACGATCCACTTGACCGAATCGAAAAAGGCGCACTGGATGGCCTTCTCGAACTGCGAAGGGATGTCCCAATCCTCCTGCGCCTTGACAGTGGTCTTGCACTCGATCGGATCGGCCAGGCCGGCGACTCGGGCGGTCGTATAGAGCATGCTGACGACCTCCTTCGCCTTGCCCGGGCTGCCGTCCGGCTTGCTTTCGCGGATTTCCTCTACCAAGTCCAGGTGGCAGTTGAACTCCTTGATGCCCTGGACTATGCGGATCGGCACTTTGTCCTTCCGCCGTTGAGCGATCAGCTCAATCTGGTCTCTCCGTTTTGCCATGATCTTCATTCTCCAAATCAGGTAAGGGTAGTTGGCCCATCTTCACGATCAGGTTGTCGAAGTTCTCGGGGATCAGGACGCCGCAGTCACGCAGGAGCAGGAGCCCTTCGATCAACATTCGCAAGGACGCCTCCGGACGCTCCATCATCTCGGCCCACTCCTCCTGGCCTCGAAAGATGCCGCACGCTTCGAGGCTATCGCGCAGGGCCGCCCGTCCGTCTTGCGTCTGGAAATAGACGCGGCGATTGCGTTCGTGGAGTTGGCGTCGGCGATAGGCTGTCTCAAGTGTCATGTTCATCTCTGATGCTTCTTCGCCCTGTAAGCTCGATAGGCGCGTTCGGCGCTGGCCTTGCTCCTGTACATGGCCTTGCCGCTGCCGATCCGCCACTTTCCGTTCGATGCACGCCTGACGGGCATGTCACACGCTCCCTTTCATGCCACGGCCCTCGCGAGAAGGGAGTGTTGACCCGGCTCTTTGCCCAGTTGTCCGGATGCGGCCGCGAGTTCGCGGGCAACCTGCGCCTCCTGCAAGGCGGCGGCCTGCTGACGCCGGGCCTGCACGATCGCCTGCCGGACTTGGTCGCTGTTGATAAGGGCCTGTGGGAAGTTGCTCTTGTCGAGAATGTATTCGCCGAGATCGGGCAGGTTGACCGCGGAGTACAGGGCGGCGGCCTCTTCGGGTCCGATGTGCCTTCCCAGAATCTCCCCGACCTCTCCGATCAGCGAGAGGCCGGCCCGCAAGCCTTCGAGCGCCGCCGACTGCATCTGGAGGACGGACAGAGGACCGACGAAGATCGGTACGATGATGTCCTTGCCGCGCATCTCCTGGAGTTCGCTCGGCGGGGCCGGCATCCGGCCCGCGCGGGTTGCGATGTGGGCGACGTTGTTGAACGTCGGCTGCACGCCGCGTTTCCAGAAGTTGTTCATCTGGCCAACTAGCAGGCGGGCCTGGTCGGATCGGGCCTCCAGGACCTCCGTGGCCTGGACTCGTTCCTTCTTCGCCCGGAACAGGTCCATCATCCTCCAGACGTGGTAGCCATAGCGCTTGCGGATCAAGTCGTGAATTCTATCCTCGCGGTCTACCGCGTGCGGGTATTCTCCGCCGGTCAGGATCACCTGGGGGATTCGCTTCTCGCTCCCGAAGCCATGTCTCTCGCCCGGAAGATACTTGAAGCTGGTGCGTTTCTCTTCGGGGACGGCGATCATCGGCCGGGCGGCGAAGTTGCCCATGTCGAGCAGGTTGTAGGCGTGCTGCTGGGCGGCCTCGATGATGCAGAGGATGTCCATCGCGGGGGCGTAGCCATAGGTTTCGTCGCTGTTGCGGCGGAAGGGCCAGATCGTCGGCGGGAAGTAGTCCAGGCCGGTGATCCGGACCAGCCGGTCGCCGGGCGGGCCGTTCAGAAGCGTCTCGGTATTGGCGCCGGTGGTTCCGTGCACCCCATAGAGGATCGTCACCATCGCCCACGGCTTGTTGCCGACGGTCACGTTGCGTTCGAAAATGGCGGGGTCGTCGGCCGGACAGATGCAAGTGAGGAAGTCGCATTGCCACATGCAGCCCTTGGCGTCGTGGGCCCACTTGCGAACGCTCGGATGGAGACTATCGCCGGGCTGGTCGAACTTCTGGAGGGCCTTGCGGGTCGTGAGAGTCAGCATCTCATGGTAGACGTCGTATTCGCCTTCGTCATTCTGCGCGACCCAGTAGGCGCCGGGGTGCGGAACGCGATGCACGCACTTCGAGAGATCCTTCGCTTCCTCGGTGAAGTTGACGGCGGTCCCCCCGCTGGAGGCGTCCTGGAGTTGTTCCGGCAGCACGTCGTAGAAGTTGCCGTTGCGGAACTCCCAGACCATCTGCTCGGTGTATTCATCGAGCCATCGCTGGACCGGATCGACATCCCGGAAGCGGCGGTCGCTGATTCCCGCCCGCAGCCAGTTCAGGTGCTCACTGACCGCCCATCCCTGCATCCCATCGACCCAGTCGAACCACGCATCCTGGGCCACGCCGTCGTACATCTTGGTATGGCGTTTGGCCCCTTTGACGCCGCTGCCGGACAGATCGTAGCGGCGGGGATTGACGTAGTTGAAAGCCGCCTGGATGGACTCTTCGTACCCGTTGCGTTCGAGGACCATCTCGGTATGACGATTGAACGAGTTGGTGACGATCTGATCTCTCACGGCACAAAGACCTCCCCGAGTCTGGCGAGGCTGTGGAGTTGTTCGATGGACTGGGCGGCGTTAAGGGTCTGGGGCAGCACTTCCTCCGCCTGTCCAAACGTGGAACCGATCTCACAGGCGAAGTGCCGGGTCTCCTGTTCGCAGAAGAAACTCCTCTCGCTGGTACGGGTCTTGACCGTCACGGTCGCCTGGAATAGATCGAGTTTCGTCATATCGGTTCTCAAAAGCGCCGGGCGCAAACAAAAAGCGGCGCGCCAGAGTGTCAGGCCCCTGACGGCCGCTTGATGTTCGTCTTGGGTATCCCGTCCCGAGTGCCCCCGGAACTGGACCCGGCTATTCAGTTGTCAGTATGCAGGCGAGCTTCCAGCCCGAGAAAGCACGTCGGACGTATCTCGCATCCACCGAGAAAGTGGTCAATCGCCTGTTCTATGTCGCGATTCGTCATGCCAGGAGCCGGACGAATGTTGCGAATTCGGTCAATGCGCTGCCAGCCATCGCAATGCGATGGCGGCATCGCCGACGCGGCCACGCCGCCAGCAACCACTCCAAAACACGTCCTGAGAAAGTTCCGTCGGTTCATATCAGTCCGGTCCTATGGTCTAACCATTGCAGAGGATTCTGACGGCGACCATAAGGGATCTTCCAAGCAGCGTCTTCGTGACATCCCACGGCGTTGTCTCGAACGGGAAACCAACCTCTTGCGCGATGTCGTGCAATTCCTCGATCGAATCACCGTAGATGACCATCTTCGGTTCATTCGAGTCCAAGCCGCATCGAGTTGCCGACCATACGGAACCCAAATGGACACCGCGTTCTTTCAGTTTGTTCAGCGCTTCAAGTTCGGTCATATCACAGTCCAATCGTTTCGATCTCTCCGGCGTTCGCCAGATCGTTGAGGCTCTTGGGTTTCTCGGGCGCGTAGGCGACGGCGGCGCGGGCCTTCTGGTCGTACCACTTCGCGAAGCGCACGATGTCCTCCGGTTCCAGGGTTTCGAGGATCAGGAAGTCGCCTCCGAACGTGATCTTCTTCGGGGCTTCGCGGCCAAGATAGGGGTCGAGTTCGGGCTTCGCGGCCAGGTCCAGGGCAAGAAGGCCCTGGTTCTTCGGCTGGGTAATGATCTCCGGCATCCATAGCAGGCCCCACTTTCGCAGGTTCTCTCCGCACGCCTGCGCCTTGACGGGGTTGTCGGTCAGCAGACGCAGCCGGACGTCCCCCTTCTTGCCGAACGGGAAGATGCATCCCGTATCCATCGCGGTCACGCGGGGCTTGGCATGGAGACGAGAGGGGAAGGCGATCATTCGGGATCCTTCGTCTCGATCGGTTCGAGCTTCTTGGCGGGCTTGGCTTTCTTCGCCTCTGGTTCCTCTTTCGGCATCAGGCCCGTCAGAAGCTCCACGACGGCTCCGTTGTCGAGGACGAGCGGATAGCCGGCCACGCCGGGCTTCTGCAAGCCCCCTTCCTCGACTTCCTCCAGCGTCAGGACGTGCCCCCGAAAGACCGAGCGCAGGACGCGGGCGGGCTTGTTCTTGACGGATCCGACGACCACGATGCTTCGGGTGTTTCGGGCGGATTCGACCACGGCCCGAGTGTGGCCCTTGCCCCTGTACTGCTGGAAGTAGTCGAGAATGTTGTTCGCCACGGTGCAATAGTTCATCGTTTTCCCTTTCATCCAAATGGACTACGCTATCGTAACTACCCATTTGGTGCATCTTGTGTCAAGAGAATTTTCCTGAATCTTCCGAGATTCTCCTTGACTTTCCGGCGGCCAGCGGTACGATCCGGGCATGCTCAGATCAAGGATACAACATTCTGCATCATCCCTTCGCGGCCCGCCCTTGGTCTGAGCAACCTCTGAGCCGGGCCGCACTGCGCGACGGGACAAGACGCGACGCGACGCGACATGACAAGACGCGACAAGACGTGACATGACCTGACGAGACGGGACTCGACGCGACGTGACCTGACCTGACGCGACGTGACACGACGGGACGCGACGGGACTGGACGGGACTGGACGGGACCCGACATGACAAGACAAGACGAGCAGTTTTCAAGGGAGGCAAGCCATGAAGAAGGTGATTGCAACGCTGCAAAGCACGAGCCCCTACGGGCAGAGCCGGCACTATGTGGTTCCGAAATTGGAGAAGGAATCCGCCGCTGACTACGAGGCCAGGACCTGGCGAAACCGCATGCACGTCAACAAGGACGGGGAGGTCTATATCCCGCCGATGGCCTTCAAGAACTGCCTGGCGGAAGCGGCCAAGTACCTCGGCATGCAGATCCCCGGCAAGGGCAAATCGACCTATACCAAACACTTCGAGGCGGGCGTCCTCGTCATGGACCCTGTTCACCTGGGCATCCAGGCCGAAGAGGTGTCCGGACTGTGGCTGTTCGTGCCGGCCGACGGCAAGCGTGGCAGCGGAAAGCGGGTGGACAAGTGCTTCCCGGTGATTCAGGAGTGGAAGGCCGACGTCGTCTTCTACATACTCGACGAGACGATCACTGAGGCCGTCTTCCGCCAGCATCTCGAAGAGGCCGGCAAGTTCATCGGCGTCGGCTTCTTCCGCCCGAGAAACAACGGCTTCTACGGCCGATTCACAGTCGAGAAGATCAAATGGAACGTGTGACCGGACGTGACGTGACCGGACCAGACGTGACCGGACATGACGAGACTGGACGCGACAAGACAAGACAAGCAGTTTTCACTGAAAGGATTCTGACATGAACGGCGAAACGAAACGCAAGGCCCCCA